ATGCCCCGCATGTGTAAGACGCAGAGTATCAGGATGGGCATTTAGACTAAACAAACAAAGTGAGCAGAGCAATTCTGCTCACTTCGTTACTCTTACCTACAATGATGAACACATTAAGAAAACTAAAAACGGCTTTGAAACACTTGTTAAAAAGGATGTACAAGATTTTTTCAAAAGGCTTAGAAAGCTAACAAAGCAAAAAATTAGCTATTACGCAGTAGGAGAATATGGGGATACAGGTGAAAGACCACACTATCATATAATCTTATTTAACGCAAACCCTAAAATAGTAGAAAATGCTTGGAAGCTCAATGATATTACTCTTGGTAACGTGCATTTTGGTGATGTTGGTGATGCCAGCGTTGGTTATACTCTTAAGTATATTAGCAAGGACAAGAAAATACCCCAATTTAATGGGGATGACAGACAAAAAGAGTTCGCCCTCATGTCTAAAGGATTGGGTGCAGGATATCTCACCCACAACATGGTCAAGTGGCACACAAAAGGAAATATAGAAAATAAAGTCTATTTACCACTTAAAGACGGCAAAAAAGCAGCTATGCCAAGATATTATAAAGATAAATTATACGACAAAGGACAAAAGTTCAGAATAGGTGTATTTATGCGTGCAGAATCGCAAAAACAGATAGATGAATTACAAGACAAGTATGGCGATTTGTACTATTATAAACAAGCAGAAGAAACCGCAAACGATTTTAGAAGAATGGCCAAAAAATCAAAAGAAAGGCAAAAACCATTTAAAAAACAATCATTAAAAGCAAAATTATGAGCCAAAAAGCAACAAGTACTCTAAAGAAAAAGTACAAAGGACAAGGAAATTTTGGGGAAAGTAAAACAGTACCAGACCAATCAATGTCATTAAGAGAATTACTTATTCGCTATGCAAAAGGATTACCATTAGAAGGACAAAAAACCCCAATCTGGGAAGGAGAAGAAGGATTTGATATAGACCCTCAGAAATTAGATTTAGCAGAAATAGAAGAATTACGCGAGAAAGCAGAACAAGAATTAAAAGAAATTAACAACCGCGTAAAACAGGAAGTGGAAAAGAAACGAGCTAAAAAGCGTACAACAATCACAGATATTCAAGATGAAAACCAAACAGAAAACTAAACAACGTTTATTTTTTGGCGAAACTTGTTTCGCTGAAAAATTAACGGAACGCAAGCGAAGCGCGCAGCAAATAAGCACTAATCAACCCTTGATATATTAGTGCTTATTGACACTAAAGTCACAAAAAGCAAAAAAAGACGAAAAAAGGACGCAGAGGTACGATAAGGACTGCTTAAGGAATAAAAGCTAAAAGTGAATTTAGAAAAATAAATAAAAACACTTAAAAAAAACAAAGTTATGCCAGGACCATTAGTAGCGCCATTAATTATGGCAGGAAGTACCTTACTAGGACAAGGAATAAATGCAGCTTCACAAAGCAGCATGAACAAAAAAACAAGGCAATGGAACGAAAGTATGTATGGAATGCAAAGGAAACATGCTTTACAAGATTGGCAAATGCAAAACGCATACAATAGTCCAGAACAACAAATGGCAAGGCTAAAAGCAGCCGGATTAAACCCCCACTTAATATATGGAGGAGGACCCGGAAACGTAAGTCAACCCGTGAGAAGCACAGACACAAAAAGTTGGAATCCTTCAGCACCACAATTTGATCTAGGAGCAGCAGCAAAATCAGCATTATTTACAGGTGTAGACCTAGAATTAAAAAATATTCAAAGGGACAGAATACAGGAATTAACACAAGTAGCAAGACAACAGGCATTAAACCAAGCTAGCCAAACAGCTAAAAACGTACAGGAAACAGCAAAAACTAAATTCCAATTACAACAAGCAGAATCTTTACAAGGCTATGTGGCAGAGGCAGCCAAGTTAGGAGTTAAGCAACAAGAAGCTAATATTCAGTCAACCTTGACAAACACACAAAGAACCACTCAGCAAATTGTAACTGAGGCACTTATGCAACAGCCTAATTTAAAACTAGCATTAGCAGAAATAGACCAAAGAAGGGCAAATATTGCTAAAACAGAAGAAGAAAGGTACAATATCAGACAAGATACTAGGAACAAGTTAAGAACTGGAATATTACAGCAAATAGAAATAGATCTTAGAGAAAAAGGAATCAATCCAAATGACCCTGTGTATATGAGAGTATTAGGACAAGCAATAGATAAACCATTCGAAGAATTAAAGAATTGGTGGAATAAAATTTGGAAATAACCTAATATGATAAACCAAAACAACTAAAAACAAAACCCCCTACCCCATAGGGTAGGGGATATCCACATATATGTGGAAAAAAAATTATATAAAAACTAGAATTATATCATCTATTTAACTGATATTGAACTTAATATAAATTATAGGAAAATTTACTAAAAATTACTAAGAAACACTAAACAAACAATAATTATAAACCCCTAAAAACAAACACAATGCGCAGAAGACTCTATTCGAGCAGAAACCGCAAAAGACGCGGAAAAACTAAAAGGCTTCGCAAATACTACGTATCACGTGGAGGTATTAGATTATAAACCTATATAAACAAAACCAACTAAAATGGCAAACAAAAACCTATTCAATTCGGTTGAAGTAAGCAAACCGAAGAAAAATGTGTTCGATTTAACACATGACGTAAAAATGTCATCTAAAATGGGACAATTAACACCTACTTGTGTGATTGAGTGTGTACCCGGTGACATGTTTAACATTGGATGTGATAGCTTAATCAGATTCGCACCATTACTTGCCCCTGTCATGCACCGCATGGACGTAAGTATGCACTACTTTTTTGTACCAAACAGGATAACATGGGAAAACTGGGAAAAATTCATAGTTGACGCAAACACAGCCCACACCCTACCTTATTTAGAGTATTTACCTAGTGCAACGGCAGCAGAAAAAAAGTTTCTAGATTATTTGGGTGTACCCCCAAACAATAGCAGTCCAGCAGTAACGCAAAATATTAACGCATTACCACTTGCAGCCTATCAAGCTATATATAACGAGTATTATAGAGACCAAAATTTAGTACCCGAAGTAGATTATCAATTAACAGACGGAAATAATATAGCAACCGCAGCAGATTTATTACAAATGCGTCTTAGAGCATGGGAACACGATTATTTCACAAGTGCATTACCATTTGCACAAAAAGGAGCAGCAGTAGATATACCAATTGGACAAATTGAAAATGATGTAGCAGTTAGAATAAGCAATAATTTTGCAGAGCGTCAAGCATTATCAGGAGTATATCCATTTCCTGGAACTGGTCAGGCTTGGAATGAGTTTAATGTTAAAGCAGATTTAGGTAGTTCAACAGTAGATCCAAATTTCCTATTTGTAGATGGCGATGAATTCGACATTTCAGCCACAACCATTAATGACTTACGCAGAGCATTCAGATTACAAGAATGGTTAGAGAAAAACGCACGTGGCGGTACACGTTATATTGAGAATATTCTTATGCATTTTGGAGTAAAAAGTAGCGACAAAAGACTACAACGCCCCGAATACATCACAGGAGTAAAAACACCAGTAGTTATATCAGAAGTACTTAATACAACAGGAAACGAAGGACAATTACCCCAGGGCAACATGGCCGGACACGCAGTAGCAGTAACAACAGGAAAATATGGTACATATTTTTGTGAAGAACACGGATATATCATCGGAATTATGTCCGTTATGCCAAAAACTGCTTATCAGCAAGGAATACCAAAAACATATCTTAAAAACGACCCGCTTGATTTCTTCTGGCCTTCATTTGCACATATTGGAGAGCAACCCGTTACTCAAAACGAGCTTTACGCATACACAAACAACGCAGCAAATACCTTCGGATATGTACCCCGTTATGCAGAATATAAATTCTGCGCAAACCGAGTAGCAGGAGATTTTAGGACAACCCTAGATTATTGGCACTTAGGCCGGATATTCAATGTAGACCCTACCCTATCTCAATCATTTATTGAGTGCGCCCCAGAGGATGTAGACCGCATATTTGCGGTATTAGATGAGCCAGAGGGAACAGATAATTTGTATTGTCAAGTATTGCACAAGATTAGAGCGGTAAGACCTATGCCTAAGTTCGGAACGCCAATGTTCTAATATGAGTACTAGATGTCAAACACCATTCCATAAAAAAATGGAATTAGTAAAAGGTGTAGAAACTGGATATATGCCCTTTCCATGTGGGAAATGCCCCGCATGTGTAAGACGCAGAGTATCAGGATGGGCATTTAGACTAAACAAACAAAGTGAGCAGAGCAATTCTGCTCACTTCGTTACTCTTACCTACAATGATGAACACATTAAGAAAACTAAA